ATTTATCGTCAAAAAGAAGCCGGCAAAGCTTGCCGGCTATCTTATATCATTTATCTTAAACTGCTGATAGGCTAGCACCAGTATTTTTAATTCTGATAGGAATATAAATAAATTCAATTGCCTTGACTGGCTGAATTGCAATATCAATCCATAGTTCGTTTCTATCTATACGAGCTGGTGTGTTGTTTGACAAATCGCAAACAACCAAGAAGTCGTACAATGCACGAAGTGTAATCAATTCAGACAAGAAGCGGTCGAATGCATCCTTAACTGCCTTACGTGTTGTTGTGTCGTTAGGTTCGAACAAGAATGGCATAGCAAGATTGTTAAGTTGGTAGCGCAAGTAGTTTTCTAGACGAACTACGTTGATACGGTCTGTTGCACTTGAGAATGGCTGGCGTGTCTTCTGTCCAAATACAACAATACCGCCTGTAGGCATTGTACGAATTGGATTAATACCATTTTGATATAGAATATCACGTTGACCTTCATTTAACTTAACAGGGACAAATTGTCCTGATGAGTTTACATAACCTACCGCGCCAGCATTATTAACAATACCACGCTGCAAACCTGCTGGAGCAAACCAAGGATAAGCAACCTGATCGTTATATGCAATTGTGCGGAGAGCCATGTGTGTTGGAGGAACTACAACATCTGTTCCATCAACGTTTGTGCTCAGTCCACTTGGATACCATGCGCCAAAATACTTACTAGCTGACACAAGGCCATCTGCACCGTTGCCAAAGGCAACACTTGCGTTAGTTGACCAATTCTGCAATGCTGTTCCTGTTGCAGACAATGTGAATGGTGTATCACCAAGAACGAATGCTGTATCCTTGCGATCATCGTTTAGTATAAGCATTTCATCAATTGCCTCAACATAACCCGGCGCTGCAATCAAGTTAAAGAACAAGTCTTCTGCACGAATTTCTTCGTTCGAAGTAATGTCAGATTGAATTGCGCGAACAATCATGATGTTCTGTGCTGCTGCGCCCATATATGGCACACCCGCTACATTGTTGCCAGAAGCATTTGACCAGCGACCCAATGAGCCATTGTTTGTGTTATCTGGTGAAGCTGTTATGCTATCAAATACATACGGGGCCTGCCATACCTTAACATTGTCTGTTGAATAACGTGTATTCCACAACATAAATCCATTTGGATATAAATCTGCATCTGGTGCATCTGGATCCAAGTCTGGATTACCAGGTCCACCGTTATACTCGCCAGTACCACCTTGCGTATATAGTGGATTTGGACGAGCGTCTGTAAAGATAATACCATGGTTAGATGTTTGATCTTCGTTATCAACTAGGACCCATGCAGAACCATTCCAATATTTTATAACAGGATATGGATCAACATCTGTATCTACCCAAATATCATTTGCAATAAGAACCGGAGCAGGGACATTATCCTGTGGATCGCTTGATTGTGCATACACTGTTGGATCTAATGGACCAGGAGGTACGTCGACGAATGTAAAACCTGGTAGGTTAACGTTCTGCCAGCTGCCGGCACCGTCTGCTACGAGAATATCAATAGTTACCTGACCATTTCCGTTAGTACCTAGTTCAGCATTGAACCACAGTTGAGAATTAGCAGGTCCTTGTGTTGGAACCGAAGTTGATCCCACTATGGTTGCCAATGGTGCCAAATACTGGTTGTATTCTTTCTAAATTCCAACGAGTTTGTTGTAGCGATCGGCAACAGTCCCGAAATTACGGGCTCAATATAAACCTGTCCAGCTGATCCTGTTGGATTTGTACTGTAATATGTATCTGCTGCCGCATCGTTAGCAAGAATTGGTGCCTCAACTTGCAAGAATTGTGCAAGAGTTGCATCCATTCTGCGAAGTACAAGATTTGCGCCTTGTGCTGGTGAAGATGTCTTAATCCAATATTCTTGTGTTGTTGAAACTAATGTTAAGTCTGGCCATACAGATTGAATTGTTACGAGGAAAGATGCTGTAATAGTCGCAGCAACTAAAGCAACTGAAGGAACTGCCGAAACAGTAAATGTTGATGGACTGTTAACTAATGTAATTACTGTGTCGGGTGCAAATAATCCCGTACCTGCTGTAACTACAGGAACCATACCGGCTACAAGACCTGCAGTGGTAGGAACGGTAACAAGGGTACCAACAGAAGATGCACTTAGGGCACCCGAAGCATATGCTTGATTTCCAATTTGTACCCAGCCTGTAGCTGTCTTTGTCCAATACGATAGTGTAGCTGATGCTGTTTGAAATACAACTGCATAATCTCCAACTACGCCATCAGTAGGTGTTGGCGGATTTGCAACGCCTGTTGCAAAATCATAAACAAAGTCTGGTGTTACTGCTGTCCAAATTTCATTAGGAAAAGTACCGGCGCGAACAAATAGACCATAAGTAGAACCGCTTGATGATTCATCAAACCAATATGTGCCTGTTGCGGCAGGACTAGTTGGTTCAACCGGAGTTGGTTGAAGTTCTGTAGTATTAATGTCTGCTCGAACAACTCTAACTAAATTTGAAAGGCCAAGATATGAGTATGATGCAAGCAGACCATATTCATTCAACGGGTATCCATTAAGTGATGTGCCACTAACAGAGTAGAAAGTTGGGTCTCCAAATGTCTGCACTAAATCACGTTGTGATGTAATAGACCAAACTTTTCCAGCATTGGCTTTTGTTGTGCCTGGTGCTACTTCTGTTCCATCAGGGGTAGACTTGTCTTGTTGTGTAGCAATGAAAATTAGGGGTACTGTGCCTGGGCCTGCTCCGACATTGATACTCTGATCAATAACCGAAATACTTACGCCTGGTGATACTAATGTAGCCATTATGATTTAACTCCTTTGGAAGAATTATACTTCTTGTTAGTTGTATTTATCAGGGAGAGAGTTAAATATACCGCAAATGAAGCACCAGAGCTATAATATCTTTGATACAACTTCATTAACTTGACTATTTAGGAATTCTATTGTGCCATCATTATTTAGCTCAAAATCAATCTTTGACCCCACCCACGCCCATTCACTAAAATGTGCTGTAGAATATGTCTTTGTCATTGCTTCCTTAGCAAGAGAATTTCCCTTATTTGCCATCAGCGCGGTCTCATACCATACGGGTGCTGGACCACGATTAATTCTTATAAGTTTTCCACCGTGTTCTTGAATGAACTTAATTTCATTAGGGAAACGAACATCACTAATAACAACATGCTGATCTGGATTCTTTCGAATTCTGTTCTGAACAGATATAAACCATAAATCTTGGTGGAAATTATTCCTCAGAGCTTCTGTCCCAATAAGCTGCAGAGCAAGGCGTGGACTGAAGTTAGGCATATCAAGTTTTTCAGACCACCATGGATCAACAACCTCTCGCCACTCCCTCGATTGTTTTGTATCACCTTCGAGCATATTGCGTGGCCAATCAAACATTACGGCACAGGCATCTTTAAGACTAGCTGCGAAACTGTCCTGCCTAAAGCTGTATTGATCAACAAGCTGTGAAGCAACAGTTCCCTTACCACTATTGATGAAACCTAATAGTCCAATGATCATAAGAAAACCCCTAAGTTAGTTCAAGTAGTTATACAAGAACCGCTTAGGGGTTTGCTATTTTTGTTAGCCAATTACAAACGAGTATCCATCCGAGCTTGTAACTAGATCAAGCAACTGTTTCTCGAGTTTTTCAATCTCAGCTTGTGCTTCCTGTTTCAATGTAGCTCCGTTCAATTGAACATTGCCGCTCGGTCCTGGAAATCCTCCAGGAAACTTATCTCTCGCCTCGCCAAGCATATATTTAGAAGTAGCTGTGGCGTAGGAACGCAGCCAAGGACCTGTATAAGGATCATTGATTAAATCATCTTCCGACTTTCTTGCATAAACGCGAACAACAACTTCTTCATCTGCTGTAGGTCTACGAATAATTGTTAGCTTATGATTATTGACATCCCAAGTAAAATTCAGTTGACTTGCGAACATGCGTTCTGTCGTTTCAAGGAACTGATTATAAAAATCCCAGGTTGCTAGTCCAACAGATCTATTAGGCTGTAATAGATATATATTGTAAAATGCAGCATCTACCG